GTAACAACATATTTACACACTGTCAACATATTTATGCAACTTTCTTCAAAAAAGATCAAAAGAGGATCGCGGCGTGTCCCTCCAGTCGCGATCCTCAAAGAACATTGATCGGATTATCCCCGATCCAATCAAGATAAATAAAATATCACATTTCCATAATTTGCACAGCGATCTGTTTTGCCTGTGGTGGCTTTTCAAGTACAAGAGCAAGGGCGATAATATGCTTACAGTAGCCGCCCTTTCTGAAATGGCGATAGTAAAACGAATTACAATAACAAGTCGCGCGCCCCTCGCTATTGATTGCCACGTTGTAACCCTTTTCGTTTGGCTTGCCAACTACAGCATGAAAGACATGTTTATTCATGCAACTGATATGCGCTTGTAGATAGTGTCTTGTTTCTAGTTCGATCACTTTGTTGATATGTGCTTTGACTTTCTTTGGATCCTCAGTTGCTAGCAGGTCATAAATTTGATCGAAGAAGTAATCAATAATCGTCTTACTGGCTCTCTTGAATATATAAATCTTGTACATTGTTGCCCCGTTGCTTTTCAGATTCTAGAATGTGGAAAAGGGGGGCGATTGCCCCCCCTGCTTTGTTGATTGATTATGCAAGCATAAAAGGAGCGGGGATATTGTGAGTGATTACAATGTCAAACCCCATACCACGCCAGCCTTTTTTCCAGTCGATACTTTCAATGTAACTTTCTTCAAATGAGAACGCGCTCAGTACAGTATTAAGTTGCTCTTCGTCATGTACATGGATTACAGTTTCTTTTTGTAGTACTGCGTCTGTTCCAAGAGTCCAGCCTAGTTGATTTACAGCCCATTCAATTTGTGATTTCAAAAGGTTTCTTGTGTCGATTGCTTCTTGCTTAGTCATTTTGTGCTCCGTTGTTGTTTGTTATACTTATATATTAACAACATATGTATACAATGTCAACAACTTTATACACTTTTTTCGATCTTTTTTATGAATCTCTCAAGATCGCCCTGCTTGCATTGCTGTAAAGGATCTCCTCTTCGCAGTCTGTCAGTTGGCTCAGTGCCTTGAGTAGAAAGACAAAATATGCAGTCTTTGGGATTGACTTGCCCCGTATCCAGTTCCGCACATCTTTCTTGCTGACTCCTGTTCTATCTGCTAGCTGTGAAACAGATATGTCATTTCTATTCATGATCGATAGTAGCCACTTACTAAAATTCGTCGTGTTCATTGTATCCTCATTGATGCATTTGCCAGCGCTTGAGAAAGGCGATCTCATATCGGAGCGCATCCAGGGCGTGATCGTTCGCTTTATTTGGCCTGTCGCCCTTTTCACTCTTTGCCCATCTGTAAAGCCTGAACTCTTTGATCAGTGCCTTGCAACTGTCATGAATTACGAGATGGGGCTTGCCTGCTGCATCTAGTGCAAGCCGCTCTTTTACCCAGTTGATTGTCTCAACTACTCCAAGATGTTTTGGTGCTGGCTTGTTGTCAATTCCGCACTCTCTCATCAGTGTCATTCGTCCGTCTCTTGATTCAGGATCGGCAACTGTCCAACGATACTCTTCTTTGTATCGTCTTTGTATGTTGTTCAAGGCTCGCCCATTTTCAAGGCTTGTCTTTTCTGTTTGATAGTATTCTCTGTATACGTGTAGCACGTCTTCCCTTTCATCGTGGGCAAAGAACAGACATGCAAAAGGATTCCGCACGCCGAAATCAATCGCCCTGTCGCGTGGCCAGTGTGCAGGCGGTTCAAATGATTCTACAATATGCACATTTCGATCAAACTCAGGATACACAATGCCTTGTTGATTTGTGAACTCTCCAAAGAGGCGTGATCGCTGACTGGCTTCGCTCATGTGTGCGATAGCCTTGCGCATTTTCACACTGGATACATACGGATTATCAAGCCCGCTGATCGTGTATGTGCCGTATCCTGTTTGTGGATTCTCTATAAATACATCATGCACCCAAGTGATCCCCTTTAAGGGCGTCATTGTGCAGATCACTTTTCCCTTGTGATCAATACAGCGCAACATTGATTCATCAAAGATCGGCTTTGGGTGCTCTTCGTCAAGCACTACAAGAGACACAGCACCGCCTTGAAACTTCTCACGCCCTGACTCAGCAGACATTGAGAGAATCTTGCCGCCGTTTGGGAGTAGTGCGTGCGCTCTGTCTTGGGCTTTCCATCTGACAAACTTTGTGCCTATCGGGCAATACTTCTCAATCTTGGGGCGTAGATATGTCAAGGCATCGCCATAAGACAAAGCAGATACCCATACTTCACTTGGTTCTTTTGGCAGCAAGTCAAGCGGGATCTGATTCAGTGCAGCCCATTCTTTTACCCACCAACAATTTGAGCCAGCAGCAAAAGCAACAGGGAGCATGCCGGCCCCGCTTTCAGTCTTGCCGCTACGATTCCCACCCGACAACAGAAACGCTTCAGAATGGCGCAGGGCGTGCGCTATGCCCTCTCTTTGACTTGTACGTTTCTCTGTAATGTTGCAACGCTTACAAGTATACATACCATTACCCACAAACGTCATAGGAGCGCCACAGCCTCGATCTCTGTCTGACTTGCTGGCTAGCCCATCCCATCTATGACAATGAGGGATCCACAGGCGAGCAAGTGCAAGCGGATATTCTTTTGAGATTGTCTCTATTTTGTTCGATACTTGCAGGTATTTAATTAGGTTCCGTTTATCCATGAGGAAGCCAGCAAGCCAGCTCCCTCTACAACTTTCAAACGATCTTACAGGAAAAAAATTTATCTCAGGTCTATAAGTGATCCTTGTATGTACTCAGCAACAGAGCCACAGGGATATACTAGACGTGTATGATGATGTACTCTAACATATTCAAACGCGTTTACAATGTCATTAAAAATCTGCTGAGTCCATCCAGCGCCGGATCCGTTGTTAATCATAAGTGTATACATTATTGAGCACCCCCAATCGATTTGATTTTCATGATCAACTCTTCCCACTTGTCAGCGCTACGAACTACCGCGCCACATTCAAGAAAGATCAGCACAAAAGATTCCCGATCTTCCATGTGTGTAATATGTGCAAGGTTCAAAAGTACGCGCCGCTCGTTTGCATCTTTGATAATAATCATTTCGCCCCCTTTACTCTTTGCTCTACTTTCTTACTGGCTTGCTTGCTATTGTCAAAAGCGTGAAATTCAGCCCCTGCACGCTTGATCACATCTAGCAAGTCGATCATATTGCCCTCGACAATGAAAGGTCTTGCGCTGTTAATGACAGTGATTTTTGCTACTGAATTTTCGCAAGGCGCTCCGTATGTTTCAACAGATACAATATTCTCTACATTCAGCAATACAGAACCAGTGCGATACATTTGATCGTCTTCGTCTAGTCGTGCAAGATTTAAGCCTATAAACTTTGTCATTTCTCCCCCTTATGTTCTTTCTGCGTTGATCTTCTGTGTGTAGAGTATGTATGCTCCGATTGTATTGGCTTCAGGGTGCAAGCACTTGGCGAGCCTCCAAAGATAATGTACAGCGGGATATACTTGGCCGCCTTTCCACTTGTTGATCGATGCGCTTGAGGTGTTGCATGCTGCGGCGATTTCTTTTATTGTCAGATCGGATACTGCGATCTCTGCATTGAGAATGATCTCTTGTCTTTCTTCTGTCATTATTGACTCCGTTGTTTAGTGCTGATTGATAAAGTTAGATACAAGAGTGATGATCAGCGCCTCGCTTCTTGTATTGATTTGGGTGTAGATTGTATCTGATCCGATTCGCTTGCCGACTCTGATTGTGTATGTATCGCCGTCCTTGATAACGTCGCCGATCTGCTTGCCGTTCATGTATACGTCTTTGCAGCCGCAGAAATCAAATTCTTTTGATAGTGTGATAGTCATTTTGTGATCCGTTGTTGTTTTGTTGTTTGTACGTTGTGTACATTATAAACATAAGTTATTCTAAAACAGATGTCAACATATTTATTCACTTTTACACAAAATAATTTTATAGAGATCCTTATTCTTCGTCTAGATCAATGATCGGGGGTGCTAGTTGTGCCATGCTCTGACTGACTTGCTCAGCTTCTTGTAATAGTTGAGTAACGCTCATATTCTCGGGCGTGATTGCGATCTGTACTTGTGGCTCGTCTTTCTGCCCCCAACCGCTCTTTTTCTCTAGCCACCATTGAGCAGCGCGCACGTCTCCCTCTTTGACTGCTCTGTGTACGATTCCCATTGCCATAATATCGGGCCTAGCCTCAGCCTGTCGAAATTCTAAAAGAAAATCGTGATACATTCCTTTCTTGGCTTGCTCGCCTCGTTTGATCCAGTTCAAAAGAGTGACTAAAGTTATGCCGGCATGTTTGGCCGCTAGAGACTTCGAACCGCCTACAGAGATCACTTGTAAGATCTCCCGACGTGCTTTATCCGTCAGTTTGCTTTTCCTGCCCATTCAGCACCTCTTGATTTCTTTCTGCTTTTGCCCAGTTTACACGCCCCTGTATGATTGGATAGTAATCCTCTGTCATTTCACAGCCTACAGCATTGAAGCCTTCTAGAATCGCACTCACTGCTGTTGTGCCACTGCCTAGAAACGGATCAAGCACTGTCCCCCCTTGAGGAGTCAGCAAGCGACAGAGCCAGCGCATTAACTTGATCGGCTTGACTGTTGGATGAAAGTTCTTAACGTGTTCAGCCGTACGACCAGCGCCCGCTCTTGGAGAGTTCAAGCCGTCCGATCCCTCTTTGCGTTGTGTAGCCTCTGCGCCTGTCTTGCCTGTCAAATGATCCAGCCCTTGT